TGTTCCCCCACTGCCGGTACAACCGTGTTGACTGTGGCTCAGGATAAGCGTCTGACTCTACGCCAGAATTGCACATCAACACTCCATCGTGAATCTGACCAGCAATTTGCACGCTGCAAAATGATCCATCTCCACCGTTGAGATTGCCTCGTCTTCTGCCAGCCCTGTATGAGTACGGAGCGAAGACTGCGAGGTTGTCTTCCTTTCCGACAATCCCAGATCCGTTGATCCGCTCAGGGTCATTCAGCAGGAACACCTCTGCAAGTGATCGGTAAGAAAAGGTTCGCATTGCCGACGATGCAACGCATGACCCAATGAGTTGCTTTTTCCAGGGCAGTTGCTCGCCAAAGATCGCCTCACACATATGCAGAAACGAGAACCCATCGTCGATGCCGTTCGCTTTCTGGATCTCTTTTATCTCATCAAGCAGTTTCTGATTCAGCACTTTCTTGGCACTGTGCCGTGCAACAATCTCTGGTGAGTCATTGCCAAGTGCATCGAAGACTCGATGCTCCATGTCTAAGTCACCTAGCCAGCCTTGCTGCCCTGGCAACTGGGATGCTAAATCGTCCATTACTGCAACCCCTTCACAATCTCTAGGTAATACTGCTGGGCCTGCTGCCAACTTAGAATCCTGTTGCCGCTGTCATCAGCCAGCAACTTATAAAGCGACCGCGCCGACTCATCATCCGGCCAATTGTCAGCAATGTAATCCCTTACATCGAGGAAGGTGCGGAAGTCATACTCAGACATCTTGCGAGCCGCATCCTTGAGGACCGATGCAATCTCTGACTTCACGCTGTCACTGACGCCAGCAGATGCAAGTGCAACCCTTGCGGCCAGCCCGTCAAATAGACCCTCTGGGTCAGGAGGAGTTGGTCCTGGCGGTTCCGGCCCAGGAGGTGTGGGATCTGGAGGAGATTCACCAACTTCCACAACTACAGTTGTGCGAGCATAAATTTGTTTCTCAAAGTCAATTACGTTTACATCAACCCATGTCTTTCCCGCTGCTGATACCAAGATGCTTTTGCCATCAAGCGGAATGAAGTCAACAGGGATGCGATTGATGTCGCTTGCCTCGAATGAGACATTTGAAGCGTCAGTGTCCGCATTGATGATCACGACAGGGATCATCTTTATGTTGGCATCTGGGTCAACCAAAACGACATCACCGATTGTCTGGGATGACTCTACTCCCAGTAATCGTGTCGCCTTTTCGCTCGTCACCGCAAGCTGCCCGAAGCAACAAGCCGATGAAAGAGAAAGGATTAGTAAGTTGATGAATCTCATGATATTCCCGCTAACTAGCGAGTCGCCTCTTTTGTCACGATCTTGCACGCTTTGAGGCTTTCTTAGCCGCTGGCGTATTTGAAACAAACTGCTTTCCCTTCTTGGAGCCAGCACGCTTTTTGTCGTTCGTTGCTTTTTTCTGCGACGATGAAAGCGAGTCCCAAGCCTTGTCTGGTAAGTAGCGAACTGTCCCGCCTTTTCGATCAGCTTTCTTTCCGTCGCTTGTCCTCCATTTCTCCGATGTCCATTTTTCAAGACTCCGCTGCGACTCCATTTTTGCCATCAGTCTCTGTAGCCTCCTCCGGCTTTTTTGTACGCCAAGGCAAGCATCTGAGCTTTCCTGGCACTCCATTGCCCTGGCTTGCCGCCCTTACCACCAGCCTTAATCCTTTTGAAAAGACGCTTTCGCATCTCAGGCTTTGTGTAGTTGCCAGCCTCGTTGACCTTTGACTTTGCCTTGCCTTCTCCTGATGGCATGTCAGTCTCGTTTCTTTGTGTGCTTCTTAGTCAGCTTGTCCCGCAATTGGCGTCTAGCATTATCGTCTTTGCGACACTTTTCGTCTAACTTGCGATTGCTAGACCTAGCATTCGTTTCGAGGCGATCAAGGATGTCTTTAGCGATTCGCTTTTTCTTCACTGGGCCGCGCGATGCGTCCACCTTCACCATGCCGTCAATGCTCATACCCTTGCGGATTGCGGTTTCTTTCACATCGCTCGTACACGATACCCATGCGCCTGGATCGCCATACTTCCCTAACTGGCCGTTGTAGGTCTTGCCATGAGTATTGATCCCGGCTCGACGAGCGATTTTTACGATGTCAGCAATGTCATCATCGCCCATCGACGCCATCCTCTTGTTTTCCCTTCGGCAGAAGTCGCTGTCAGTGTTTTTTGACACAGGCGGCTGCTGGCTGGCGAGCATTGCTGCCATGTTTGGAGAATTGCCGTCTTTGATTAACTGATCGTAAATCTGACGCAATCCCTCGCGATCCATCTCTCGCTCGATCATTTCAACTCGTTGACGACTCACTCTTGCAATTCCTCTGATTGGGGTTCTTCTGCCGGTTGGGGCGGCGCATTCATTTGAATTAGCAACTGCTGCTCATCTTGCCCAAGCAAAAACTGACCAACTTCCATGTCCATTGCGCGGCCCATCGCCTTCATGTATGCGTTGTATGGGCGAGTAACGCCTGACATCATCGCTTGCTGAATGACCGGCAGGATGTACTGGCCGATGTCAGTCAATTGAGCAATCTGAGTATCACGGTTTGGCTTGCGAGCAGTGCCAGCCTCTACTCTGTACCGAAAGTCTCTGGTGATGCGGCTAACTTCCGTCGTCAATATCTGCTCTTCAAACACTCTCGCCGCCGTTTGCCCAACCACCGGAGCAAGGTCGTCAAAATTAGCCGTGTAACGCATCGCTTGAATTTCCCTAGTCGCAGAAAGCGACAACCAGTCTTCGACACGCGATGCCATGTCGTCAGGGCGCACGTTGATGTTCTGCTGGCGATACTGAGCCTCCGCAGCCGAACGCATCTGACGACCCGACATTCCGTACATTAGTTCAGTGAGGCCGAGGGCTTTGTCGATTTGCTCGTTTGCCTGGGCAGTCATGGACCAAATATCTATAGAGAAGTTTGGAGCCTGCAAAAACGAAATTGTCTCATTCAGGCTCTTGCCAGATATTCTTTCCAGATCAATGACGCTGAATGGTCCTTTGCCTCCCGTCAACTGCTGGCGGATGTTTTCACCAGCCTCTTTGAGTACGCCGACATAAATCTTTGATCCCGATGCGACCTTGTCGGCAATAAAGCTCATCGTCCAATTCACGAACTTGAGCAATCCGATGCACGGCTTGACCATCGAGATCGGCCACACTTCTCCTGGTTTGTCGTAGAAGCTGAGTCGGCAGATAGGCCAACCACCATCACTATTCACATCATCCCAGAAAGGCACTTCCCAGGAGGTCTGCTGCAAAACGAAATCGAGATCGTTTGTTTCGAGAACCTGTGGAGAAAGATTTAAGGGGTAAGGACACTGCTCGCATATTGCGAGATGAACAAAGTCTCCAAGCATTTCCAGCCCTTTGACCTTACTGTCCTTCTCTTGAAGTTTGAGGTTTTGCCCTGCACCAGCTTTTGAGTACACATCGTAATACTCAATCAGATCATGCGTCACGCCAGCGTAAGTGCCATCGCCGTTGCGTTTGCGACCACTCGCACTATCCGTCGCTGCCATTCGTGCGTACTTGCCTTTGAGCGAACCCTTGGGCAATCCAAATTTCTCCTCCACCTGATGGACCGGCTCACACTGACGAAGAGCAATCCAAGTCACATCACGCCAGTATTTTGCGTCTGGATCGACCAGCAAGTCCTTATTCGAGCGATAGCGACTGCGTGCCATCTTGGGACCGCCTCCCGGCGGTTGCTCTACCTTCACCTCCATCAAGCCAAGTCCAGTGATGATTGCCTCGGTGATGGCAAGCCTAGCTTCGTCCTGCTTGCTGCCCTCTTGCTGGATGTAGTTGCTTAAAGACTCAAGAATCTTGGCATGGTCCCGGTCAATCACACTCGCTTTCTCGTCCATCTGCACAGACTGAGCATATTGCTGATAGAGAGCCTGCACTGACTGAACGATATATGGATCGGTCACAACGCCCTGCTCAACAGCCTGGGTCATTGCCAGCAACTGAGTTGCTTCCATGTTGCCAGCGTAAAATGTGTCAATGCTGATTTCGGGATTGCTCCGTGGAGTTACTGCAATCACCGGATTTTGGTGGTACAGAACCGGCCCAAAGATGGCGACCGCTTCAAACAAGCGATTCACGCTCATTTCAAATTGAGGCAGTTGAACATCGGGAGCTAGAAAACCATCGTGATCACCGCCACCACGCATCTGGGAACGCATCGACGACCACATGTGATTGATTGGACCGTCAAAGAACTCCATTGCCTCGTCCGCATAAACGTCGAACTTCTTTTTTCGCTCTTTACGCGCAGAGGCAAACACTCGTTTCCAACGGCTCACAATCGGTTGAAGCGGATACTTCTGCTTTCCGGTTGGCTGATCGTACCCATCCATGTATCAATTCCTATTGTTCAAGCGAAGCAATCCGTTGCTCAATCTCTTCCAGGCGAGCGTAGAGTTTAAGTTTTTCGCTAGTGAACTCCCAAACGCCGTCAATGCTGTTTCGCAGATCAGGGTTATCCACTAGCCGTGGATCATCAACGTGATAGACATCTGCGTATCCGACAGATCGGAAAGCCAGTGAAACCTGGCGGTCTTCAACCGATGTGATAAAAGCAATGTCCTCGTTGTTCTTTGACATCGAGCAGCCGTAGTAAAAAATTACGGTTTCGCCACGGCATGGCTTGGGCATCTTCCATTGCTCAGGCTCAACCGGAGCAATCTCTTCTTCTATGACTGCGGTTTGCTCTGGCTCGACTGCCTGAACTACTTGCTTTCTCGCTACTTTTTTAGCCATCAATTGATCCCTCTGGGCCTAGAATTATGGTGCTAGTCACACCATATGGATTCGCAGCCTCCTGCCGCTTTCTTTTCCGACGCCAGTAATCTCTCACTCGGCGTTGTCCTGGGGTCACCTTCACGCGACGACCCTTTGGTCTGATGTAAGGCTGGCTGGCGTCATTCAGGTAAGCGCTGAGATACTCCAAGCACTCGATTAGGTGAGTATTTGAACGCCGATTGCCTGTATCGGTCACAACGCCATTTACCTTCTTCTTCCTGAATCGCTTCATCTCGCGATCAAGATTGGGGCAGCGATCAAAGTCCACCAGCAACTGCGGCGCGCCAGAGCCAGCAACTGCAAGCATCCCTCTGGTTATCTCTTCGCGATACTGAATGACACTACAGCCTGGGATGAAACGATGCTTGGTTTCCACGCACCTGACATCCAATCGGTCCATTTCACGCTCGTAAGCTTCCCTCGGAGAAATGCCCGTGTCGATTGAGGTCAGATTACCACCATGAGAGTCAATCAAAAATGTTTGAAACCAAAAGCTATTGGTCACCTTTTCGAGTGCCTGGGCAATCAATGCTGCGGTGCATTGATGAATGTAGATTTCGTCGTAAACCAAATGCCACTTTCCGCTTGGTGGGGTGGCAATCATCAACGCAGCGCCAGTATCGTGACCAGGGTCAACGGCAAGACGCCTGCACCAATCGAGAGGCACTTCTCGGTCGTTCAGGTATTTATCTACTTCGCCCCCAAGCTGCCCTGAATAAGCATCGACGCCATGTATTCCTTGCTTGAACCCTGGGTACATCAATACAGAATCTGTGACTAATTCGCCCAACGCTCGCTTACGATATACGTCGTCACCCATCGACTTCCAGCCAGCGACCGCAGCCTTCTTAGCGTCTTCGGGAAGATACGGGTTAGCCTCCATCGAGATCCGGTACACAACTGACGTTGGCTTGTCGCCTCCACGCTCATAGCTTTCTTGCTGCGACTCCGCTCTCTCTGCGAATCTCGCCATTGCATCGTTCGCATCATGCGGCAATGCAGACCAGATCAACCGCCCTGCACGGTCAATCAATCGACCGGCGGCTTCGGCATACCAAGAGGGATCTAGAATATCTTCATCAAACGCCAGCAATGAAGCCTGCCAGCCCTGTTCCGGCTTTGAGGCACTCGAAAAAGCCTTTATTTCCCAGCCCGTCTTCAAGAACACATTGCTAAAAATGTTTTTTGCTCTGTCTTGCCAAACAAACTTTTCCACCATCCTTGGAGGAATCAAAGGCGGCGCTGGCTTTGCTTCTTTCTTTCTAGCAACGTCCTGCGGAACCCAAGGGCGATACACTCTCCATAGCCCTGTTTCTGCATCTCTGATGACTTTGAAGGCGCCAGCCTTGAAGAGGTAGGGGTATATTACGTTGCCGATGTGCCATTGCTTGTACCCCACGATGCCAAGCACTCCATCTCGCAGCGGATACTTGCCATGCGGATCTTTTCCGAGAGCGGCTCTTGCACATTCGACAAACGCCGCAAGAGACTTTCCACCACGGTTGCCACCCATTAACATGCACTCAGGAGCATTGCATCGGTGAAACTCATCCTGGGTTGGCTGCGGAACATACAGATTTAACGCCTCGATTCTGCGACTAGCGATTTCATTCGCTACACGAATCGCCTTCCGTTTTGCGTAACTGTTCCTTTCAGTTGACGGATTCACTATCGCCTCCTGACGCATCAACAACATCACCAGTGATCGTAGGGATCGCCGTGGAAGGAAGGTCATTTCCCTCTTGGTATTCAACCAGATACTGTTTCATGACTTGCAGCAGATCACGCTCTTCCATCATGTCTAACTGACGCTCAGTCAATCCAAGCTTGGTTACTTTCCCGGCTAACTGCATCATCATGTCATGAATCTTGACACGCTTTTGAGAGCCAGGATCACAGGCCAAGTAGGTCGCAAACAGATGCTTTGCCCAACCATTGACTCCACCAAACGGCTTCATCAGCGATTCAAAAACCTCATTGATGTGTGGATCAAAGCTACCGCCAGAAGAGAGGTTCCCTAACGCCTCAAGACCTTCCTGCTCGACCTTCTGCAATTCTGCATCCAGACCCTTCTGCTTTTTCTCTTGATCCAGATTTGATCGACATGCTTTGCAAACGTCCCGATGACCGTCTTCCTTGGACGAGTCGCGATGAAAGTCATCAAGCTCTTTTCTCGCACCACAGTGAGTACACCACTTTGCACCGCTGCTTTTAACAGCCTCGATAGGGTCTGGAATGTCTTCTCTGTATGCCATTTTGAATCCATGAAAAAAGCGGACGAACCAACAATGCGGCTCGTCCGCTCAGAACAACAATCATGAACCGTCGATCAGCGTGAACTAAACCCAAACAGGGGCGAGTTCAACGTCGATCAGTGCGTCTTCAACACCAGTCGCATCGGCTTCAAGCACTGTGCCGAGAATCAAACCGTCATCGGTTCCAACCGCGCCTTTTGCAAGACGACCGGATGCACCAGCCTTGATCACATCACCAACCACCAGGGTTGGAGCGGACGACGCAGGCTGCTTGACTTGAGCCGGACCACTGACGATTGCATAAAACAAGTCGTCATCTGCAACACCAGTGGTGGCATTGATGGCGGGATCAACAACCAAGCAGCAGCGGTCGCCAGCGCCTGACAGACTGATCGTCTTGCCAAGGCCAGCAAAGCCGGATGCCAAATCGACTTCAACAACTTCACCGGGGTAAAGCGTTGCGCCAGTTTCGTTTCTCAGGATACGAGCAGTGATCCGACGACCAACCGTTCGCTTTGTCATGTTGAATGCGGCGGCAACTTCCTCGGTCACAGGGAAGGTGTACTCACAGCCCTGCAATTGGACGTTGATTAAATCGCCAGCATCGTTCTTGCCTTGGATGGTATCACCCAAGCCACCGAAATCTGCTACTGAATCTAGCATTTGTAAAATCCTTTATTGATTGTGTGGGGTGACACTTAAACTGCGCTGAATGGTTTCCAGATGCAGAAGTTACGAGGCGACTGGAAACGCAAGTTCGACAACGTGCTGATAGCAACATTGAGCGACTGAGTATTGATGTCATACTCGGGACCGTCCAACTCAAGCAGATTGTCAGTCATGCCCATCAATTCGATTGCATTGATGTTCACACCGTAAGCAAATCCGCTGGTGCAAGCGTGCTCCGCCGAGAGTTCAACTCCGTCCAGACGCACCACATTGCGAAATCCGAGATCGACAAGCGACCCTGGTGCGCTCTTAACTTCAATGGTTTGACGACCATCGTTGAAGTCTTTCAGGTCAACAAAGAGTTGACGATCCATGAAGACGTTGGTGATCTGAGAATCAATCGAGCTATTACGCTGACCATGAGTCAGACCGTAACGAATCGCTTTCTCAAGCTTTTCACCAGTCGTCGAGCCGCTAAAGCTCGTCGAATCGCGAACCACAACCAATGGAGTCCAGAAATCGTAAGCACCTTGCCCATTCTGAACACCTTCGGGCCATGCGACGTTCGCTTCTTGCGATCCGCCATACGATCCAAGAGCGCAATTCAAGTCGGCATAAACCGCTGTTGAATCAGCAACCTTATCGGCTTGGTCTTTCGTTCGCTTACCACTGGTGGTGATGGTTTCACCATTCGTCTTGGCGAGCGTTTTCAATCCATGCCATGACTCAGACGCTGCTGCGTCATTTCCATCGACGTAAAACTGAGGACCAAGCGCTTGCATCATCGACTGCTTGAGTCGCTCGCTAAAGCCATCAAGAATCTTGATGATCGCAGCCTCGCCACGATTTTTCTCAGCCTCACGACGCTTGATCGAATCAGTACACTCGTAGCCTCTGTAGTCCAAGGCAGCTTGCTTGAATTGGTTCGTGGCAACGAAGTTCCTGCTGCCAAGCCCGGTGGCCGATGAAACTGCGTGATTGCGGTACATCACATTCCACTTCAAGCCTTCACCGCCATGACCAAGGCTAATTCGGCCAGCGGATTCAAGAAGCGCCATCATGGCGTAGTTGCGCTTCGAGGCATCCTCGATTTCACGCAACAGCTTGGGCAGCGTGCTATGGAGGCTACGTTGCCAACCATACCTGTCGAAACTTTGATTCTGAGCCATTGTTTGCCTCCCTTGCAAACCTCGGTGTGATTACTCTTGCCCTGTCATCAATGCGGCAAGAGTTTCTTCT